TGGAAACAACTATTGTTACATCTACCCCTATTGCACCATCAGCGTTCCTTGAAAACCCCGAAACAGGAGATTGCAAGGTTGAAATCCATTATTTATATAACAATCAGCAGCGCTCCTGTGTTGTGGATAAAGAAACGGTACTCAACAAAACAAAAATTGTAAAGCTTGCCAATAAGGGAATCAATGTAACCTCCCAAACCGCCAATGCTCTCACAAAATATTTCTCCGATATGGAGCGACTGAACGCCAACAGACTTCCCCACTATCTTTCAACCTCTCACGTTGGATGGAACGGCTCTTCTTTCGTTCCATACAGTGGCAATATGAAATTCGATGGCGAGGACGAAAATGCATCATTATTCCAAGCCATTGCACCCCTTGGTGAACTCAATGATTGGGTGGAATATATGCGCCCTCTCAGGGACAATCTATACTTCAGGCTTATTATGGCTGCAAGCTTTGCTTCTCCTCTGATCCAGCCGTGTGGATGTCTGCCATTCTGGTTTCACTTATGGGGAACTTCCGGAACCGGTAAAACTGTTGCACTTATGGCGGCTATGTCCGTATGGGGAAATCCTCAGATGGGAAAACTCACACGTACTTTAAATGCCACCAAAAATGCCATGATGTCCACAGTTTCTTTTCTGCATAGCTTGCCTTTTGCCGGTGACGAATTACAAACCATTAAAAACAATTATGGCACCTATGATGAAATAATCATGCAGCTCACCGAAGGTGTGGAACGTAACCGCATGAAGTATGATAAAAACCTTCCTAACCGATATTGGCACTGTGCATTTTTATCAACGGGTGAAGAACCGATTACATCCGACAACTCCGGCGGTGGAGCAAAAAACCGTGTCATTGAGGTGGAAATCGACAATAAGTTTTTTGGCAGAGAGGGCAACGCTATTGTTGGTTTTATCACAAATAATTTTGGCTCCGCAGGACGCAGATTTATTGAGTACATTCAGCAAAGCGACATGGATTTAAAATCTATGTACCAATCTATAAATGGTGTGGTCCTCAATTCAATCAATACTACCGACAAACAGGCTCTTGCAGCATCGCTTATACTCCTGGCTGATATGATCGCTTGCCAATGTCTGTGGCCGGAATCCAAAATGTTATCTGTTGAGGATGTAGCACCATTCATCAAGGCTACTGAAGAAACAGATATTGCCGTAAGAGCCTATGAATGGGTGAAAGACTGGATTGCCGTAAATAAGAATCGTTTCAACGGTGAAGGCTATGGCGAGACTTGGGGCAAGATGTCTTATGATGGAAAAACAGCTTATATTGTGGCTTCAAGATTGAAAGATGCCATGAAGGAAAAAGGCTTCTCCTTTGATGCTGTGAAAAAGAAATGGGCGGACAACGGATGGGTTGTGAAATACCAAAACAGCTATACAAGAACCCAAAGCATCTTTGGAACAACGCCAAAATGCGTCGAATTTTCTATTGTTGATTGAAGTGGAAAAATAAATGGAAAACTAAAAACCCTTATATACCAACACTTTTTTACTATATTTTCTATATTTTCTATATTTTCTATTATTTATAATATATGTATATATACTATTCTTTATTTACCTATATGATATATATAATATATATCAAATTTAGTGGAAAAATGGGAAATACTAAAAAATGCTTAGAGCCTCAACGCTTTTTGGTGGAAAAGTTAGTAGAAAGTGGTGGAAAATTTAATTTAATTTATTCATTAAGGAGGTAATTTTAATGAGAAAAGACGATAAAGGTATTATCCCTCAGGAAACTAACAATCCGGGTTCACTTTATAACGTACCCGACAAAACAGAAGCAGCTAAAAAAATAACGGCTATACTTGAGCAGTCAAACCAACTCTTGTACGAAAGCCTTGAGAGACCTAAAACAAATGTTCACGATATACCGGAACTCATTGAGTCCACTAAAGGGTATTTTGATTTCTGTAGAGATCGTGGTATTATGCCATCGTTTCGTAGATTGGCTAATTGGTATGGGTATTCTTTTAAGCAGCTCTATCGTATCATTGATAAGCAATCGCCTGAAGGAATCTACTTGGATCAAATTCGTGATGCTATAAAGGATAACCTGGAACAAGCTGCTCTTGTAAATGCGGTAAATAATATTTCAGCAATGTTTATTCTCAAGTCCCAATATGATTATGTGGAAACCACAAAGCATGTTATTGAGCCTTCTGAATCACTCTTAGGTCAGCCTAAGTCGCCTGAAGAGATTGCTGATTATATAGATGCCGACATTGTGGAGGACTGATTTTGATGGGAAGGGGCATATAGTTAGAGTTTTTACGACACACCGCTATAAAAAAGAGCTGAATTTCGCCTGAATTTTTGTGCAAATTGTACAAATTTTGACCAAATTTTGCATATAGCTGATTTTGACCAAAAAACGCATATAGGAAAAGAGCGAAATTGCCCCCCCAAAACGGGCGGTCTCGCTCTTTCGCTTTAGTGTGTTAAAGCGTTTTAGGCCTCTTCCCGGCTGCAATGGTTATATTTTAGAATAGCCCTACAACGCATTTAAACGGCTTTAAAACGCATTTTATAATATTGTGGTATGTTTATTAGGGTAAATACAAAAAGCGCTTAAAACGCAAAATAAGAGCATTTAAAGAGGCGCAAAAAATAACCGGCTTATTATAGGCCGGTACCGGTAAAAAGAAAATCCGTCCGAGACAATCCCGGACGGATCATTTTTTTATTTCGCTGCTGATAATATAATCATGATCGGCAATAGAAAAATTAATATAAAGTGCATTGTGTCACCTCCCCCAAAAAAGAGTGAAAAAATTAAATGGTAGATAATTTGCGCCGTTGATATTGTTAAATGCTACATCAAAAAAGCTAATAGCAAACCAGGAAAGCAGCAGCGCGGAAAGGGCGCCGGCGGTATATGGAATTATATTATATTTGTTCACCGTTGCGCGCCTCCTCTTTTTTTATTATTTCGTAATTGAATAGATTTAAATATTTTAAAAGCGCAATATCCATATTATCATATTGTAAATATAAATCCTCTAAAATATCACTATATAAAATAGCAATCGTTTTTTCACTTTTCACTTTTTCACGCCTCCCAAAAACAATTATTTTCTATGTGTTTATTGATTGCAGCGGCCCCGGCTGGATCGGTTAAAATTTCAAAGTGCCAGCCGGCAGCGGCGCCGGATAACTCATAATAAATATTATTGCTTTTCAGATATTCGCACAAAATATCTTTTAATGATCTCCACATAGTATCAAAATTATAATATTTCATTGTTATGCCTCCATAATTTTAAAATCGTTATATTTGCAATAATCAATTAATTGCTTGTATTGTGTCGCGCTCAGGTTGTCAAGATCCCCAGAATGGAAAAGAAAAGCGCCCTTTTTAACTGTCTTATTATCAAAATCAATTATTAATTGTTTACGCCAACCGCAGTTGTTTATTTTTTGTGATACTTTTAAAATCATTTTAAAGCCCCCTTTTTTAACTCTCTATAGATTAAATAAGTCAATCTGTTTTCAGCGTCTCTTTCGGTAAATCTCTTTTTTTCCTCTTCTGACTCTTCAAGGATCGCGCCGAGATCGTCAACCGCGGAACGGTTGTAATAATAACATGTATCTATAATAGAGGGGAGGCCGGCGCACCAGTCAGCAAAAGCGGCGCATTCGTTGTTGTGATAATATTTGAAGTCTTGCGGCCTGCTGTATTTTTCAGCTCTGAACGTATCAAGTATAAATGCTGCTATTTCGGGCCATGTCTCCGGCGCCGTGTCTGTGTATCCCTCCGGGGAAAAGTTGTTGATAATATAGTGTTGTATATTATCTGTTGCTTTCTTGCTATTTGTTTTTAACATTGTTTAACATCTCCTTTTGTTTTCAGTTTTCTTCCGGTTCAAAATCAAAGTAAATTGTTATGCCTCCGTCGGTGCCGTACTCAATAGAAACCTTTTTCAAGGTGTCGCAATTGGTGCGGTCTTTGATGATCCCATGATCAATAGTGTTTAAAATTTCTTTTAATTCTTTGATTGTCATTTGTTTGTATCTCCTTTTGTTTTAATGTCATCATTTGATGATGTTATAATATTATCATCAATTGATGATATTGTCAATAGGTTTCGCAAAACTTTTTTCATCAAATGATGATTTTTTAATTAGTGTTTTAATTCAAGAGTTTAAAAACGCTTTTTTATATATAATAATGAAGAAAACCGAAAACACCACAAAACACCAGCGCAGCGCAGCGGACCGGGGGCGGGGGTCTATATGGACCGCCCCACTCTCTCCCTCAGCCCCCTTACCATCTAAAAAAATAAAAAAGCCTCTTGACAAACTCATCAATTAGTGATATTATATACACATAATCAAACAGTGAGAGGAGAAACATATATGAAGATTTCAGAAGGAATAAAACTACTATTTAAAAGAACAGGAGCCAAACAAGGCGAAGTTGCCACAAAAATGGGGTATGTAAGTCCAACAGTTATAAGTAATGCAATGGCAAGAGAAAATCTCACCGTGGACTTGCTAATCAGAATATGCAGCACTTTAAACTATGAAGTTGTAATAAGACCCAACACGGCTTCAAAAAGCGAGGCAGAAATTATTTTAGACACCCCTAAGAAGGATGGTGTAAGCAAATGATTTGCGGATATGTGAGAGTAAGCACAGTTGGTCAGGCTAATGATGGCAACAGCTTACCCGATCAAACCAAACTTATCCTGGACCGATACCCGAATGCAAAAATTGTATCCGAGGCCATGAGTGGCGCTGAGGAGCGACCAATCTTTGATAAGCTCGTTGATAGTTTACAAAGTGGTGATACCCTTGTGGTTACCAAGCTGGATCGTTTTTGTAGAGCTACTAAAGAGGGACTTGAATACATCGATGTTTT